AAGAGGTCGCTGCCGCCCGTAACTGGTGCAGCATCCTCAAGTGTGACCTCCCCACCACCACCGGCGCATACCGCGCATGAGCGTCCAGAACATCGAGGTCGGTATCTGCCGCTTCACCGTCACCTACGGGCTCGGCAGCGACGGCCAGCCCTACCTCACCGAGCAGTGGGAGAACCTGGCAGGACCGGGGGAGATCATCCCGATGATCACCCGCACCGGCCTGCTCACTATGGCGCAGCAGACTCTCACTGGCGAAGCGCTCGGCCTGTCCAACGATGAGTGGGACACCGACGACGAGGACTGACCTCCCCGAAAGAAGTGGGGGCGTCCCAACAAACACACCCCTCCCCAACAATGAGGGGCCACCCCCGTCAGCAAGCACGCCCCCACCAAAGCAGGACCCCATCAGAAGCCAGGGGCACCACACGACGGGGGAGCGCAGCAGCAGGGGAGAAGCAGAGGACCAGCAGCCCCGCACCACAGCCCCACCCCGAACCAAGGAGAGCACCATGGACCTCGCCACCCCCACCGACCGGGAAGCCACCATCATCCGCACCGCGGCAACCATCAGCGCACGCGGCAAGCTCAGCGGCGAAGACATCATCACACTCGGCAACATCGGCATCGACATCCTCGATCACCTCGACGGCCTGGTCCCCGACCCCACCACCGCAGTCAGCATGGGACAGGTCAGTGACTCCACCGCACTCCACGCCCTCAGCCGGTGGGCACACCCCGACCCCACACGCCACGCCACCCTCGACCCCACCATCAACCTCTGACACCACAAGGGCGCACGACCCAACCCACAAGACCTACCACCAACCCACCGCCCACACCACCCCACCCCGACCCCCTAGCTCCCACCCCACCCGGGTAGGCGGGCACCCCATGGGGCAGGGCACACCAAGGACACGAACCAAATGGCTTTCGAGAACGGAAAATCTCGAACTTCATCGAGCGAATGGAAACGCATTCGCAACCTCGCACGCACAGCACTCACCCACGAATGCCAACACGCACACCGCGGTGAATGCGCCGGCCCCCTCGAACTCGACCACCGGGTACCCCACGAAGAAGGCGGCCCCGACACACTCGACAACCTCCAATGGCTCTGCAAACGCCACCACGCAATGAAGAGCCAACGCGAGGCAGCACGAGGCAGGGCCCGCCGACGCGAAAGAGGCCGGTACCCGAAAGAAACCCACCCCGGCCTGAAGTGACCCCGGGGGCTTCAAACCCGCTATGCAGCACACCTGCGGCATCCCGCAATGTGAGACAGCAGACCTGCTGCCCAGGGGGAGGAACCCCACCCCAGCCGCCACGATCCCACTGATGGCACAGTCGCTCGCGATGTCTACGGGTCTGGCGACTATGGGTGTAGCAAATAAATCTCACTTCGTGGAACGCGTGGTGAGATGATGGAACGTGAAGGAGGTCCACATGGCTGGACGGGGACCGGCGCCGAAGCCGGCGAACAAGAGGGCGCGGACGAACAGTGACCCGATGGGTATCCGCCTGGTGCAGTCGGAACCGGTGGCCCAGCCGCAGCTGCCGGAGTTGATGCCGGATGGTGAGCCGTGGCCGGAGCAGACGAGGACGTGGTGGGAGATGTGGGGTCGGGATCCGCTGGCCGCTGACTTCCGCTTCACGGACTGGTCGGAGTTGATGGACTGCGCTGTAGTACATGGTCAGTTCTGGTCGGGTGACATCCGGCAGGCTGGTGAGCTTCGTCTCCGCACTGCGAAGTTCGGTGCGACGGCTGAGGACCGGGCACGTCTGCGGATTCAGTACGCGCAGGCTGATGAGGCTGACGAGAAGCGACGGACGTCCCGCCGGGGTGCTGACACCCGTGGCGTGTACAAGGGGCTGTCTGTGGCGAAGTAGACGGGAGGTGCTGCTGTGCCGTTCAAGCCTGACTTCGAGGGGGAGCAACCGTCCCTGGGGTGGATCGCGCTCGACTGGATCACGGAGTATCTGGCGCAGCCTGACTGCCCGGACTACCGGCCCCTGACCCTGACCCCGGACCAGGCACAGTTCATCCTGAACTACTACCGGCTCAACCCGGTGACGGGGAAGCGTGCGGTTCGTCGTGCAGTGTTCTCCCGGCCGAAGAAGTACGGCAAGTCCCCGATGATGGGTGCGATCGGCGCATTCGAGGCGCTCGGACCGGCGGTCCCCGACGGGTGGGACGCTGACGGCAGGCCGGTGGGGATGCCGTGGTCTGAGGTGCGGACTCCGCTGGTGCAGTTCGCCGCGGTGAACGAGAAGCAGACCCGGAACTCGTACGGTTCGATGCTTGAGATGCTTCGGGATGGTCCGGCGATGGATGAGTACGCCATTGATCCGATGGAGACGTTCGTGGCGCTTCCTCGTGGCCGGATCGAGTTCATGACGGCCGGTGGCCCGTCGAAGGAGGGCGAGCGCCCGGTGTGGTGCGCGCTTGACCAGACGGAGTCCTGGACCCGCACGAATGGTGGTGTGGGGCTTGCTGCGGTGATCCGTCGGAACCTCGGCCCGCTGGGTGGCTCGTCCATCGAGACGCCGAACGCGTACCGGCCGGGGTCCGGCAGCGTCGCGGAGCACACCTTCGACTACGCGTCGATGATCGAGGCAGGGAAGGTGAAGGACGACGGTCTGCTCGTGGACCACCGGGAAGCGCCGGCGGACACGGACATGTCGGACCGTGAATCCCTCCATGCCGGTCTCGTCCATGCTTACGGTGACAGCGCCCAGGAGAACGGCGGGTGGGTCGACATTGACCGCATCATTGCCGAGATATGGGATCCGGACACGGACCCGCAGGATTCCAGGCAGTTCTATCTGAACCAGGTCACGCACGCTAGTGATTCGTGGGTGTCGTCGCCGGAGGTTCAGGCGATTGTGGATCGGGACAAGCTCATCTCGCCGGGGGATCAGATCGTCCTCGGCTTCGATGGGTCTCGTGGTCGGGTTCGAGGCAAGGCGGATGCCACGGCCCTCGTCGGCATGCGTGTCAGCGACAAGCACCTGTTCGAGATCGCGGTGTGGGAGCCGGGGCCGAACGATCCGCAGGATTGGGCGCCGAATCCGCTTGAGGTGGATGCGACGGTTCGGGATTGCTTCGAGCGGTTCCGCGTCGTCGGGTTCTACGCCGACCCGTCTGGGTGGACGTCTCAGGTTGCGGAGTGGGAAGCAGCGTTCCATGCCCGGCTGCGGGTGAAGGCGTCCCGGTCGGCGCCGATTGCGGCGTGGCCCCGCGGTAAAGATTCGCGGGTGTCGGAGGTCGTGGAGAAGTTCCGGCAGGCGATTGTGCATGGGGAGGTGAGCATATCGGATTCGCCGCGGTTGATTGCTCACATGCTGCATGCTCGGCGCCGTGAGAAGCGCACCGGGTACTTGCTCTACAAGTCACACCCGGAATCGCCGGACAAGATCGACGCGGCGTATGCGGCATGCATGGCGTTCTCTGCCTGCATTGATGCCGTCGCTGGCGGTGTTGGTGGAAAGAACGGTCCGCGAAAGCGGAGGAAGGCGGTGTTTGCATGATGATCGATCAGATGCCGGCGGTCGGCCGCCTTGAGGCGAAGATCAGGCGGCATGCCGGGGCGAACCAGAGGCAGGAAGCGTTCTACGACGGTTCCCGCCGGGTGGAGAACCTGGGGGTTGCTGTCCCGCCGAACATGAACGTCATCTCGCCGGTTATGGGGTGGCCGTCGACAGTGGTGGATGTCATCGCGGAGCGCATCGACTTCCTTGGGTTCACTGGTGATGAGTCGGGGACGCTGGATCGTGCGGTGCGTCGGTCGTCGTTGTCGTTGGAGTTCGCGAAGGCGGTCACTGATTCGCTGATCTACGGGGTCGGTTTCCTCGAGATCAGTGGCGAGGTGGGGGAGGACGGCTCCCCGGTCGCTGGCGCTCCGATGGTCTCCGCTGTGGATCCGACACAGGCGTCGTTCGAGTGGGATACGGATGGACGGCGGGTTGCGGCCGGTCTCGTGTGGCATCAGCAGGCGGACGGGCAGAAGCGCCGGACGGTGCATGCCCCGGGGCTGACGATCTACGAGGACGAGGACGGCAAGGAAGTCCGGGTTGATACCGGTCGTCCTTGTGCTGGTCTGATTCCGATTCTGAACCGGACGCGGTCTGGTCATGCGGCTGGACACTCGGAGATCACCCGGGCGGTCAGGTATGCCACCGACCACGGCATGCGCGCCATGCTCGGAATGGAGTACAACCGCGAGTTCTACACCACCCCGCAGCGGTGGACGGTCAACGCGTACGCGGACACGATGGGGATGGACGACTCTGGTGGCCCGGGCGCGAAGGAGCGCAACCGGGAGGCGGCGTGGAATGCGGCGATGACGCAGCACCTCGTGGTTCCTCCGACCATTGAGGAGGAGACGGGTGCTTACGTTCAGCCGATTGTCGGCCAGTTCTCGTCCTCCCCGCCGACTCCGTACATCGAGGAGTTGCGGGCGCTGACGCAGATCATTGCGGCTGAGGCTGCGATCCCGGTGCATTACCTCGGCTTCATCACCGAGAACCCCAGCAGTGCGGATGCCATCCGGCAGTCTGAGGCCCGTCTGGTGAAGAAGGCGGAGCTGAAGCAGCGTCAGATCAGTCAGATTCTCCTCGACATGGTGGCGCCGCTGCTGTGGCACATCACGACGGGGGAGGACATGCCGGACGAGGTCCGGGATGAGGTTGACGTGCTGTGGCGTGACCCGGCGACCCCGACGAAGGCTGCGATGGCTGACGCTGCGGTGAAGATCGTGGGCGCCGGTGTCGCACCTCCTCGGTCGAGCGTGGTGTACGACATGCTCGGCATGTCTCCGACCGACCAGAAGCGGTTGGAGACCGATTGGGCTCGGGACACGTCCCGGTCGCTTGTCGGTGATCTGGCGGACCGGGCGGCGAAGGCTCGGGCGGAGTCCACCACGGTGGATGATCTGGCGAGCCGGACGGAGCAGGCGGATTGGTCTGGTGATGGGTCATGATGACTCCGGCTCAGATGGATCAGGTTCATGTCGCTCTCGACCAGGTTGCGGTGCTGTCCTACGAGCAGTTGGTGGCGTTGCATGATGCGGTGGCGGATCTTCCCCGCGAGCAGTGGGCGGCGGTGCTCGGTGAGCAGGCGCCGGGGATCATGGCGGCGTGGAGGTCGGTCGGTATCGACCTCATGGCCGGATCGCTGGATTCTGCGACGTCACTGGGAGTGTCCGTGCCTGCCATGCAGGCTGCTGCGACGCTTCCCCCGGAGCGGGTGCAGGGGCTGGTGAAGTGGGTGTCGGAGAACGTTGCAACGCCGGCGGCTGCCATGGCGAAACTGGCTGGCATCGGGCAGAAGATCGTGCTTGAGGGGCCGCGGGCGTACACGGAGTCATTGTCTGAGTCGCACGGGACGGCGGCCCGTCGTTATGCGCAGTCGGACGCGTGCGAGTGGTGCAGGTACATCGCCGTGCAGGAGCACCGGTACGACGTGTACGGATCCGAGTGGGTGAAGACGAACGACAAGGACCGCTTCCACGAGCACTGTCGGTGCGTCCTCATCCCCGCGTCCGAGTACCTCGAGCCGGACTACATCTCCGAGTGGGACGACGAGCTGAATGCTGTGGCCGCGCAGATGCGGCAGAAGTACGGCCGGAAGACCCGCAAGGGGACAACCAGGGGCGGCGGCTACGGCGACTCGACGTGGCGCGAATACCTGTCCCTGATGCGCAAGAAGAACTAACCGATCAAGAGTTTCCACCCCGGGCCGAAACGGTCATCGGGGTCTCTGTCATACCCAGATGAAAGGAACCCCGATGGCTGACAAGGTCAAGGACGAGGACGAGAAGAAGGCCCCGACCCCGGCGGACATGCCGGACAAGTCCGAGGAGGACAACACCGGCGAGAAGTCGGAGGCGCAGTCCCTCGAGGACTGGAAGGCTCACGCCCGCCTGTGGGAGGACCGTGCGAAGCAGAACCGGGCGGAGGCTGACGCTGCGATCGCGGAGCGGGATTCCTCGAAGCGACGCGTCGCGCAGCTCGAGGAGGAGCAGTCGCAGAACTCCCCGGTGGAAGCGCTCGCCGCTGCCGCCCGGTACAAGAAGGCACTCGAGGTCGGAATGACCATCGAGCAGGCTGACGCGGTGCTCACCGGTTCGGACGAAGAGACCATCGCGGCGCAGGCGAAGGCGTTCAAGGACGCCGTGTCCAGCGCAGTGAAGTCCAAGAGCGAGGACGCCCCGGAGAAGCAGGACGAAAAGCCTGCCGAGGAGCCCGAGGAGAAGCCGGCGGAACGCCAGGAGCAGAAGAAGGTCCGGGACAACCCGCTGCAGGGTTCCCCGGCCTCCCAGAAGTCGGATCCCGAGGCGATGTTCAAGCGCCTCACCCGGCGCTAGGAACACCAACAAGACCTTTAGGAGGTCACAATGAGCTTCCGTGTGAAGCGGGACTACTTCGACCCGGCCGAGGATCAGACCTGGCTCGGCTCGAAGCACGCAACCGGTGACGCTTCGACCATCACCCTCGATGGCTCGAAGTTCACCAAGTACGCCGCGGCGGGTGTCATCCCCTCCGGCCTCGCGCTCGTCGCGGCCGGCGACAAGTACGTCCCGGCGACCGATCCGGCGAAGGTGGACGGCTTCCTGTTCACCTCGCAGATCTTCGACGGTGGCGACACGATCGCACCGCTGCTGTGGCACGGCCGGATCCTCCCGGAGCGCGCCCCGGAGCAGGACGTGGACGTCACGAAGATCAGCAACCCCTCCTTCACGATCGTCGGCAGCACCCCCGCTTCCGACGGCGGCAACGGCGGGGCTGAGGGGGAATAGGCGGCCCCCTGCCGCTCACCCTCGGGTGACTGGCAGGCGGGCTAGTCCGCCCCTCGCACTACCGCTCAATTTCGGAATACATACAGAAAGGAAGGGGATTTAAATGGCGCTCATTACCGACACCATCACCCCCGCCGACCTGACCGGCGTTGCCCGCCTCGCTGCGGAGAACCAGGATGCCGACCAGGCGACGTTCGCGCAGTTCCTGCCGAACACCCAGATCAACGACACCGTGGCCCGCACCCGCGATGTCGACAACTCCCGCGGTGAGGCCGCGCAGCTGCGAGCCTTCGACGCTGAGGCGCCGATCGCCGCCGCCAAGGGCATCAAGCAGGTCACGTTCGACCTGCCGGCCCTCGGCCAGAAGATCCGCGTCGGTGAGCTGTCGCAGATCCGCGCCCGGTCCCTGCCGGACTCCGCGATGCAGGACATCCTCGGCCGCACCGCCATTCAGGTCGGCCGGGCGATCGCTGACCGTGTGGAGATGCTCCGTGCTGAGGCTCTCGTCACCGGTGGCCTGTCCGTCCAGGAGAACGGTGTCGTCGCTGACATTGACTTCGGTCGTGACGCGAAGATGGAGCCGGTTGTCGGCACCTCCTGGGAGGACGAGAAGGCCACCCCGCTGTCCGACCTCCTCGAGTGGTCTGAGGCTTATGCCGCCCTGAACGGTGTGGAGCCGGGTGCTCTGGTCATCTCGAAGCAGGCTCTGCTGAAGATGACGAAGAACAAGGAGATCGTCTCCACGGCGACCGACAAGGCGTCCGCTTCCCGCGTGTCGCCGGCAGTCGTGGCTGAGGTGTTCGGCCAGTTCGGCTTCAACAACATCATCACCTACGACCGTCAGGTCAACGTCGGCGGCACCGTGCAGCGTGTCACCCCGGCGGACCGGGTGCTGATGCTGCCCGCCGCCGCGGACGTGCAGGCCGGTGTCACCGTCTTCGGCACCACCGTCGAGGCCACCGACCCGGCCTACGACTACGGCATCGACCAGAACGATGCCCCGGGCATCGTCGTCGGTGCTTTCCGCCAGAACGACCCGGCATCGGTCTGGATCCACGGCAACGCGATTGCCGCGCCGGTCCTCGTGAACCCGAACCTCGCTCTCTCCGCGACCATCAGCAAGTAGGACGAGTCACGGAGGGAGGTGGGCTGATGCTCGTCTCCATCGATGACATTCAGTCCGCTACCGGCATTGACGTGCCGGAGGATGAGGTGGGGCAGGTCGAGTTCCTGATTCGGTCTGCTGTCGCCGCGGTCGAGGGCTACCTCGGATATGCGGTGGAGGAGCCTGTCCCGGATGCTGTGATGGTCGTTGTGACCCGCATGGTGGGGCGGGCGCTCGGGCAGGAGGAGTCCGGGGCGCCGACGGGGATGACCGGTGACATGTTCGTCGCAGGGTCGTTCACCCGCCAGCGGCAGTTCGCCAGTGGTTCTAATGATGGTGGGGTGTGGCTGTCCGCCCAGGACAAGATCATGCTGAAGCCGTACAAGAAGCGTCAGGCGGTCAGCTCGGTTCCCTACAGGGGGTTCTGATGAGTGCTGATTACCCGCTGACTGTCCCGGCCGTCAGGATCCGCCGCACGGTGGGCCCGCCGGACGATCTGGGGAATGACACGACGATCGAGGAGACCGAAACGGTCCTCGTGTTCGCGTGGTCTCAGGTCGCCCCGCAGGAGCCTGTGGTGTACGGCCATGACCGCCTGCAGGTCGACGTTCAGCTGTACGCGAATCCGGGGGACTTCCTCCCGGACGATGCGGTGAGGCTGGACGCTGGGCCCGTGTTCGAGGTCATCGGCGAGGCGCAGAACTATGACAACAATCCGTGGTGGAAGCCGGGGGTTGAGGTCGTCAACCTGAGGAGGGTGCAGCGATGAATCCGAACGTTGAGGTGGAGATCTACGCCCCTGGCACTGAGTTCGGTGTGGAGCGGGTGCAGCTCGTCTGTGGCTCGTTCGACATCGACGCCGGAGTCCTCGTCACCTACACCGACACGGGCAACTCCCAGCCGGGGTTCATCGCCGCGGCGGGGGAGTGGAGGACCGTCAGATGGCTGTGAGGTTCAAGCCGAACCGGGCGGGAATCCTCGAGGTCATGCGGTCGGGGTCTGTGCAGGGTGAGATCACCCGGCAGGCGTCCCGGCTTGCGAAGGCTGCGGGTGATTCCGCTGGAGCCCCGGGCGGGTACACGTACTCGGCGCGGATGGGTAAGTCCCGGTTCCGGGCCATCGTCTACGCCGACAGCATCAAGGCGAAACGCCGAGAAGCGTCCGGTAACTACCTGCTGAGGAGTCTCGGATGAGTGAGCAGTCACCTGCGGTCGCCCCGCCTGCGCAGGCGGTCGTCACCAAGGCGCTCCGGGAGTCGCTGGGGGTGCACGTCTCCACCCAGAAGCCCCGGAAAGTGCCCACTGGCCGGTATGTCCTCGTGTCCCGAATCGGCGGGTCAAGCAGCACGTTCGCCACGAGCGACCCAAGGTTCCTCGTGGAGTGCTACGGCGTCGATGAACTTGACGCGGAGGCCTTTGCCGAGGAGGTCATCGCCACCTGGCGGTGTCTCCGAACTCCGCAGATCGTTGATGCCCGCGATGATCAAAACCTCGTTCCCAACCGGGATCCGGATGAATCGCATGTCCGGTTCCAGTTCACGGGCGGCGTCAAGATACGTCTCTGACCCGCCTCTCTACACAACAACACCCCAGGCGCCACCTCGGTGCCCTGGGGTTTTTCTATGCCCTAAGGAGGCAACATCATGGCTGTGAACGTGAAGAATGCGTTCATCGGATCCCCCCGCATCAGCGGCGGTGTCCTTTTCCGTGCCCCGCTCGGCACGAAGCTCCCGACCGATGCGCGTGAGGAGCTTGACGAGAAGTTCGGCGACCACGGCGCTGTCGGTGAGGACGGTCTGAAGGTCACCCAGGACCGCTCCACCCAGGACATCAAGATGTTCGGCGGTGACACCTACGTGTCGGCGCAGGACAACTACGACGAGACCATCGAGGTCACGGTCCTGGAGGACGACAACGACGAGGTGATCAAGACCAGCTTCGGTGAGGACAACTACGTCAAGACCGAGGCGACGACTTCGGAGGGCACGAAGCGGACGATCTACCACGCTTCGACTCCGCTGCCGATCAGTTCCTTCGTTCTCGATGCGGCTTACGGCGACAAGCTGAAGCGCTATCTCGTGGAGCGCGGTCAGGTCACCAGCGTGGGTGAGACCACGGATGTGCACAACAACGTCACGTCGAAGGTGCTGACCATCAAGACGTACAAGCCGGAGTCGGAGGAGCTGCGCGGCGGCAACGTCGTGGAGTTCCGTGATGACGGTGAGGCGAACCCGGACGCCGGCGGTGAGGGCGCGGGGGAATAGGTGGCCCGCTGCCGCTGACCCTGGGGTGATACCTGGGGCGGTGGCGGGCCTCCCCCTCACCACTGAAACAACGATGACCTGAGGAGGTCAAGCATGGCTTTTGAGCCGAATCCGAACTGGAAGGCGGGGGAGAAGTACCCCGCTGCACGCATGGTCGAGATGGAGACCGTCGTCGCGGCGAATGAGTCCGCGGTGGCTGGCAAGGCGGACAAGTCGGACATTCCCGCCGCCCCGACCGCTGACACCCTGTCGGGTGCCACCAGCACTGGACGCAAGGTGCTGAAGGCTGCGGATGCCGCGGCCGCCCGTGACGCGATCGGTGCGGGCACCTCGTCCCTCGCCCTCGGCACGACCAGCACCACGGCGGCGAAGGGTGACCACACACACGCCTACGCGGATCTGACCGGTAAGCCGACGATCCCGTCCGTCTCGGGTCTCGCGAAGCAGGCCGACCTGGACGCCGCCGTCGCCCGCATCGCGGCGCTGGAGTCTCCGGCCGAGGGCTAGACCCTCACCGGTCCTGGGGAATCTTGGCGGGTCGCCCCAGGCCCATCTTCTCGACATTTGACCCGCCCCTACTTCAACACTCCCGACCACACGGCCGGGGGTTCTCTCACGAAAGGACCCGCCATGGCTTTCCGCATCGAACCCACCAACCGCCCCGAGGACAACGTCGACTTCGAGGTCGTCACCAACGACGGCGAAACCCACAACGTCAGCCTCCCGAAGAACGACTGCCTCCCCAACGAAACCGTCGCCGAAATCCGGGAAATGCTCAACTCCGTCGAGGAAACCGACCTCAAGGTCGAGGTCGAGAAGACCGAGCTGAAGATCATCGCCGGCCACAAGCACGACGAAATGTTCGACAAGCTCACCCAGCGTCAGATCAACCAGATGCGCGAGCACTACCGCCAGGAGTCCGAGGGCGACCTGGGGGAATCTTCCGCCTCCGAGAGCTGATCTTCGGCTCCGAGGAGGCTCGGGACGCTTTCGCCATGGACCTCCTCGACATGGGCAGGTCCATCCACGACATCGGTCGGCGATTGCGCTGGTCCGATGTCGGCACAATCATCCGCCACCTGCCTGCATCATCTCACCTGATCCGTCAGCAGAACCCTGACCGTGGCGACCTGCTGTACCTCTCCCCGGAGCGTGAGCTTCTGACGATCGTGGTTGATGAGGTTCGTCGCCTGCGTTGGCAGATGCGTGGGGCGCAGGAGATGCCGACGCCGATGCTGGATGCGCTGCGTGGTGGGGCAGGGGATAAGCCCGCGAAGAAGAAACCGGAGCGTGAGCGTGGGGCGCATTCGGCGAAGGAAGCGCGGGCGATGCTCGCTGCTGCGAAGAAACGATAGCCCCTACGGGGGCGTAACCCCCCTGTAGGAGGATGTCATGGCCGCAGAACTCGGTGTGGGCTACGTCTCTGTGGTGCCCAGCGCCCGCGGATTCTCGAGCAAGATCCAGCAGGAACTCAACGGCATCGAACCGGAGTTTGCGAAGATCGGGGACAAGGGCGGGAAGTCCTTCTCCTCGAAGTTCGCCAGCGCCGCTGGTACCGCCCTGAAGAGGGGGGGACTGGCTGCTGGTGCTGCTGGCGGTGCGGCAATCGCCGCGGGAGTCACCAAGGGCATCGGCCGACTGAACTCGATCGAGCAGGCGGAGGCGAAGCTAAAGGGCCTCGGAAACTCCGGTCAGCAGGTCGGGGACATCATGTCCGATGCGCTGGCCAGCGTCAAGGGCACATCCTTCGGCCTTGAGGAAGCAGCCACGACGGCTGCGACGATGGTCGCAGCAGGCATCAAGCCTGGCAAGGAACTCGAGGGCGTCCTCACGACGGTGGGGGACACTGCCACCATTGCGGGCTCGTCCATGGCGGACATGGGCACGATCTTCTCGAGTGTCGCCGCCCGCGGCAAGCTGCAGGGCGATGACCTGCTGCAGCTGCTGTCCCGGGGTGTTCCGGTGCTGCAGCTCCTCGCCGACGAGACTGGGAAGACTTCCGGTGAGATCTCGGACATGGTGTCCAAGGGCGAGATCGACTTCGAGACCTTCTCCAATGCGATGAAGCGCGGCATGGGCGGTGCGGCGCTCGAGGCAGGAAACACTGCTCAGGGAGCGCTGAAGAACGTCGGCGCCGCTGCCGGACGGCTGGGTGCTACGCTCGCTGGTCCGTTCTTCGACCAGGCTGCTGGTGCGTTCACTGGCGTCACGTCTGCTCTGGATGACATGAACGACCGTATGGGTCCGGCCATGGACGATTTCTCGTCGTGGCTGCAGGGAAATGGGATCCCGGCGGTGAAGGATTTCGCGTCGGAGACTGTGGAGTCTTTCCGGTCTCTTGCGGAGAACCCTGCGGTGGTTTCTGCGTTTGATTCCACGAAGTTGGCGATCCGCAATGTGGTGGATGCGGGTAAGGCACTGGCGCCTGTCGCTCTGGACATGGCGTCGTCGCTGTCGAAGGCTGCTGGCGCTGTTGGGATCTCGACGTGGGATCTGTTGGCGACCGCCCTGGGTGCTGCTGCGACGGTCGCGGACTCGCTGGCCGGACCACTGCAGACAGTTGCTGACATCATGGCAGCGCACCCTGCGATCGTCACCGCCGCGGTCGCTGCCTGGGCAGGGTTCAAGACCATCCCCGGCATGATCAGCAAGGTCGCCACGGGTATTTCCGGGGTCACTGGAGCGTCGAAGGCGCTGTCTGGTGTCTCTGGTCCGATGGAGAAGATCACCACTGCCCTGTCCCCAATCGGGGAGAAGGCGAAGTTGGTCGGCGGTTCCATGCAGGAGGCGGCCGCCCAGACCCGCGCCTTCGCCGCACAGCACCCGGAGATGTCGAAGATGGGCGTCGCCGTGCAGGCGCTCGGCAACAACGTCCCGATCATCGGCAAGATGGGGGCGTCGTACAAGAGCGCGGCGGCTGGGCTGAAGGCTTACTCTGCCCAGCAGAAGATCATGTCGGCGACCGCCCTGGGCGCTGCCGAGCGGTCCAAGGATCTGTTCCTCACCGTGGACCGGATCGGCGCGGGTGCGTTCCGCTCCGCGACCGGGTCTGTGGCCTCATTCGCCGGCACCCTCCGGGGCGTTGGCGCGGCAGCCATGACCGGGTTCCGTGGGGCGGCGTCCGGCCTGATGACGATGATGGGAGGCCCGTGGGGCGCAGCCCTCATCGCGGCGGCCGGCGCCGCCATGTTCGTCGCCGACTCGCTGCAGAAGATGAAGGAGCAGCAGCGCCTTTCTGCCGAGCTGGCGAAGACCGGCGAGGTCGCCTACCGCGACATGTTCGACACCCTCGTTGATGGTGGGGACAAGATCGAGTCCTCCACCAAGCAGGTGTCGAAGCTTCGTGAGAACCTGTCTGACCTCGGTAAGACCGACCACGGCGGTGTCTTCCGCTTCATCGATGAGATGGGCGTGAAGGTCAACTCTCTCAAGGGAATCGTAGACCCGCTCTCGAAGGCTCAGGCGGAGCAGGTCAAGAACCAGCTCGACACCGCAGACTCCGCGGAGAAGGCTGCCGCGAAGCTTGACGAGCTCGGCATGTCCGATGAGGACGTGGCCCGGAAGGTCAACGCCAGCACTGGTGAGTTCGCCGGGTTCACTGCCAAACTCCGGGAGTCCGGTGAGGGCGGCAAGGAGCTCGCCAACCATCTCGAGGAGATGCGTCTTGCGAATGAGAAGGCGCAGGAGTCGTTCGAGAAGTTGGGGCCGCAGGCTGCGAACGCTGCGAAGGTCATTGAGGATCTTGGTGGCAAGGCGCAGACCTCAGCTGATGATGTCATGGCCCTGCATGATGCGATCTATGGTCTCGGTGATGGCGCTGATGATGCTGGTGAGGCGGCCGGTAAGCTCACCGAGGAGATCGACAAGGCTGCCAACTCCGCGAAGGATTTCGGGGAGGTCACTCTCGACGCATCGGGGCATATCGATCAGACGACCACGTCAGGACGTGAGTTCTACAAGTCCCTGAAGGAAGTCGCTGATGGGTACGTCGGGTCGGTAGCGGCTGGCAACTCCGCTCGTGATGAGTGGCTGCGTGTTAAGGACACTTTCTACGCCCTGGGTGAGAGCGCTGGGTTCTCGCAGGAGCAGACTGATGAGCTGCTCCGGACGATGGGCTACATGCCTGACCAGGTGAAGACCACCGTCGAGGTTGCTGGGGACACTGCAAAGTCTGAGCTTCTTGAGATCGGTCAGCAGCTCTCTGATTTTGATGGGTCCGGCCCGTTCACGGCAGATGTGAAGGTCTCCGATAAGGAGGCTCGGGACGCGATCGAGAACGCTGGTTTCAAATTGTCGGAGTTCGATGAGTCGACTGGCATGGCGAAGCTTGAGGTGGCTGATGAGGATGCTGCTGCTCGGTTTGAGTGGTGGACGACCCATGGCTTCCCGGAGTTCGATGCGGCGAATCCTACCGCGAAGGCGAACCTGGACACCACCAACCTCGAGTTCTCGGCGCAGTATGCGCAGATGCAGGTTGACACGCTGGACATGAAGCGGCCTAACCCGGTCGCTGACATGGACACGAACCTGCTGTCCGACAAGCAGGTCGACGCACTGAACCGCCTGGGGTTCCTGGATGGCCGGACGCCGACGCCGAAGGCGGACATGAACCTCGACCAGCTCGAGTACAACGAGCAGGTTGCACTGGCGAAGATTTTCGATCTGTCGCAGGAGGAAGCCACTCCGCTGGCGAAGCTCCTGGGCATTGAGGATTTCGCCACTGACTCGGAAAAGGTTCGGCAGGATCTCGCCAACATTCCGTCTGAGAAGCGTGTCACCATCTACCAGGATGTGGTCGGTGGTGACTGGTCTGGCGCCTATGGTCCGGGCGGTCGGATGACTGACTCGTCGGGGACCGCTGTCGGCCAGAAGTACGCGGCTGGCGGCCGGATCCCGAAGTCTGCGGCGGGTCGTCTGATCGGTGCTCGTGGCGGGTACAAGCTGCCCACATCAGGCCCGGGAACGGACCGTACTGACGGCATCCTCGGCGTCGGCGAGGACGGCACCCCAACCTCGTGGGTGGATGCTGGCGAGTGGGTAATCAACGCGAAGAGCGCGGAGAAGTACCATGACCTCCTCGCCGCGATCAACGCTGACGACCCGGACGAAATCCAGCAGGAGGCATCCAGCCTCCCCGCGCTCGCCGGCGGTGGCCCTCTTGGTGGCCTCGGTGGTGGTGCTGACCTGTCAATGGGCATGGATCTCACGGGCGCACTGGCCGACGATGAAGCAGGTGGCCCGTTTGCATCGGTGACTCAGTCCTTCTCCGACATGGCGACCTCCATGGCGACTATGGGCACGGATCTGGTCAACCCAGCTCTGATGGGGATGCAGGATGGTGTGACGAACCTCGGCACGGGGTTCATGACCACCCTGCAGACCATGATTCAGCCGGCGCTCACCGGGATGGGCACTGCGCTCACTGCGGTGAAGACTGGCGTCGTGGATCCGGCGTTCGCTGGGATTCGGGGTGGCCTGAACCTCCTTGGGCAGACGTTCCTGTCCGGGGTTCAGGGTGTCATCAACCCGACGTGGCAGGGCATGGGCGCCACGGTGATGGGTGTTAAGACCGGCACCGTGGATCCGGCGTTCGCTGGGATTCAGGGTGGTATCGCTGCGGTCGAGCAGTCGTTCGCGACCGGTACTGCTGGTGCGAATGCCCACTTCTCCACGATCGGCCCGGGTACTGCTGATCCTGCTCGATATGCGATCGGGTCGGTGTTCAACGGTGGCATCGTGCAGATGTGGAACAGTGCTGCCGACTATCTCGGTACGTCGAAGATGGCTCCGGCACCGATGGCGTTCGCCACTGGTGGTCACGTTCGTGGCCCGGGTGGCCCGACTGAGGACAAGATCCCCGCGCTCTTGTCTGATGGTGAGTTCGTCGTCAAGGCGAAGGCCGTGGACAAGATCGGGGTGAAGAACCTCAACGCGATCAATGACGGTCATCCCGTCGCTGCGGAGGCGTGGAAGAGTGATCTTCCTGCGCTGATGGCGACGGATAAGACATGGAATGAGATCGCGTCCCGTTACAACCAGGGTGGCCCCGCGAAGGGTAGTTCCGCGTGGAAGCAGATCAAGCGGGGCATGGATTGGGCCCGGTCGCTCGACGGCCGCCCCTACGTTCTCGGTGGCGATCCGGTGGCTGGTGGCGGTACAGACTGCTCCGGTTACCAGTCGAGTGTCGCAGACCGTATCGGTGGTGGCCCAGGGCACCGCGCCTGGGGAACGATGGCGTTCAACGGTGGTGGGAACTCGCAGCATGAGTCAGGCCCGCAGGGGTTCGTCAAGGGACTCGCGGCAGGTCATGCCATCGGTGTTCTCAACGGCGGTCCGGCTGACGGCCATACCGCCGGCACGATCGGTGGTCTGGACGGACTGCCGGCCACGAACATCGAGTCCGGCGGGTCGCACGGGAATGTCGCATTCGGCGGTCCTGCCGTCGGTGCGGACAACGCACAGTTCCCGACGCAGTACCACCTCCCCCTGGTGGGCGACCGGTTTGTGTCCGGTGGTGGTGGAGGCCCGTCGATCTCACAGCTCGTCGGCGCCGCGATCGGCCCCGGGCAGCAGGCCATGTCCGCTGCTGTCGCAGCGTGGGGCAACCCTGCTGGCATGGTGAATGAGTGGCCCCCGAAAACGTCATCGTCTCTCGGCGAGATGACCCTGAAGAAGATTCAGGAGCTCGCCGCGGAGAAGGACGCGAAGGAGGGCAAGGCCGCTGGAGTGGATCTCGGTGGTCTGCACGGTGACACGCAGCAGGTTGCGAAGGAGGTGTTCGCCCGGCACGGGATGTCGGGGCAGGAGTGGTCGGATGCGGCGTGGATCATCGGTAAGGAGTCCGGCTGGGATACCGGTGCGACGAATCCGTCGTCTGGCGCTTACGGTCTCGGGCAGTTGAACCCGTCGTCGGGGACGCTACAGCACTATGATCCGGGCAAATCGTCGGATGCGGGCACGCAGGCTGATGCGACGGCCCGCTACATCAAGGACACCTATGGCACCGCTGGTGCTGCCCGCGCCCACTGGGAAGCCAATGGGTGGTACGACGAGGGTGGCTACCTCGAGCCTGGTGTGACTCGCGTTCACAACGAGACGATGAAGCCTGAGCCGGTGTTCACCTCCCCGCAGTGGCAGACCCTCCGAGCATCAGTGTCTAACACTGCTGCCCTGGTACCTGCTGTGCAGAAGTGGGTCGACAACGGGCTTGATGAGCTGGAGCGTATCGCAAACGCAACCTCTCAGGGGTGGCGGGAATGGTCTGAGGAGAACGAGGATCACGGCCGGCTAGGTTCCCCGGAGGAGATCGCAGCGCATTACGGCGGTCAGGCAGCGAAAGAGTTCGCCGGCGATGCCCTGTCCCTCGTGGGGCTGGACGGATTGGCGAATGTCACGTTCTCCGATGCTTTCGTGGACCTGGTCAATGCTGCCAGTGACACGATTGACCAGCAGTTCGGGGTCAGGCTCGGTCACATTGGTCGGGATTCCATGCAGCCGCAGAGCGTCCTTGATGATGATCTGCGGCATGCGAAGACACCGAAGGAGGATGAAACCCCCTCTGTCGCCGCCGAGGATGATTCGGAGGCGGATGTCGATGCGCCGGATTCGGTCGAGGCGGAATCCCTGTCGGTTGACGCAGATGATGTGACGGTCTCCCCGGAGTCCCTTGATGTTCCTGAGTCGGAGTTGGCGGATAGCCCCGGCGTTGAATCTCTCGATGCACCGGAGCCGGATGCTGCAGCTCTGGGAGCGCCGGAGCCGACTGTGGGCGCGGCGCTGGAAGACGCGTCTTCGGATGCCACTTCGATGGCTACGGCCCCTGTGTCCTCGGAGTCTTCCCAGACGGTGAACATCACGCTTGATGGTGATGCTTTCACCGCAGAGCGGGTGGAGGAACTGTGCCGTGGGATTGCTGACCATGTGGATGGTCTGGACATTCGTGTGGACCGGCTGGAAGCGGCTCAGACGGCGTCGGTGACTGCTGGCGTTGCGATGCTGGCGTGATGGAAAGGAGCCCTCGTGGCGGTGTATGAGATGTCGTGGGAGTCGCCAGCCGGCGAGTTCCTGGACATTGGGTTGGACAGTCAGTCGTCTCAGGGATTCTGGCTTGAGTCGGTGGACGGGTTCTCGTCCGCGGTGGATGTTGATTCGGTGGTGGCGCCGTCGAGTGTGGGTGAGATTGATGCGGGGTCGAGTATCCCGGCGATCTCGGGCACCTTGTCGCTGGTGTTGGCGCCGGAGATGGCGTCTCGGTCGATGATGGGCCTGCCCGAGTTGTGGACGATGCTGAAGCGTTCGTTTTCGCAGATCATGAATGGCACTCTGCGCCTGACGCAGCGTGATGGTCAGGTGTTGTCGTGCTCTATGCGGTTGGCGAAGCCGATTCCGGCACCGGAGTGGAACCCGCATTCGTCCGGGGTGAAGGTCCTGCAGACGGATGTTGACCTCACTGGCCGGGCTGGTGTGTGGTTCGGGATGCCGGATGAGGGTGGTCCGACTGCGGACGGTGGCAGGATGTTCATCAACTCTGGTGACATCACGGAGCATCTGCAGGTGTCGTGGTCCGGGTCGGGGTGTTCTCTGACGGTCGGTGGGTGGCCAACGGTGCAGTTGCCGGACGTGGAGGGTGAGCATCATCTGTCCACGGATCCGGGTGATGGGTTCCGCATCATGAATGCGGATGGTCGGGTTGATGTTGGTGCGTGGGCTTCGATGCGGGGTCGTCCTGTTCCGGGGTCTGTGATTCCTGGCGGGCAGGTGACCGTACATACGGAGGGGAATGTCACTGTGACGCTTCGTCCTCGTTTCCTTGATCCTTGGAGGTAGGTTGTGAGCAACTGGTCTGACATTCGTGCGGAGGCGCACGCGGTGGATGACGGGTTCGGCATGTGGCTGCTGGACAAGGACATGGAGCCGGTGGGCGACCTGCGCGGCCGATCATCGTTGAGTTTCTCGGATTCCGCCTCAGGTGTTGATGTTCTGACGTTCACGCTGCCGGCAGATCATCCGGCGGTTGGCCTACTACTGCCAGTGTCGGAGCTTGATGCGGACGATCCGGAGCTGACGTGGCGTCGGCTTATCGATGAGTCGATGTTCGTGTTGATCGAGGCGGAGGATGGTGCGCGCACGCGGATGGTGTGGCGCGTGCACCGTGTGACACTTTCGACGCAGGGCCGGCAGTCGGGGTGGGTGCATCGGACACTGACGGTGGAGTGCAAGCATCTGCGCCGGTATGTGGAGAAGATCGCATGCCGCGCTGACCCGGGCGCTCCGGTCATCGCCCAGTTGAAGTACCGGGATTTCCGTGCTGGTGACTCATTGAGGACGCTGAAGGAATACCTTCTGGTGAACCTCATGCGCGATTTCCAGCCGCGGGCTATCACCGGCTGGGATTACTGGAATGTGGCCCGCTGGCAGAACGTGATCCCGGATCTGTGGCCGGCGATCGTGAGTCCGGTCCATGAGTCCACCACGACTGCGTACACTGTCTTGGACGCTCGGTTCGACATGGCTGCTGATTTGCTGGCTGAGACGCTGGATGCTGCCGGGTTGATGTTGACGGTGGATCTGTGGCTCGAGGGTGATCCACAGCCGGCGCCGGATCATGTGACGCTGACCCGCCCCACTCTGTGGATCGACATTAAGGCCCGCCAGTTCGACACGTCTACGACGGGCACGGCGGTGGATTTCCTGCGTGGTCTGGTCCGCACGTTCGACAAGGAGAACAATGTTCCCCGGGTCGGGTTGGGTGACACCCCTGCGACGGCGGCTGGCCTGCTGCCGTGGGTGGTGTGGCGCCCGGAGGACATGGCCGGTGCGACGGCTGACTTCGTGGTGGTGAAGTCGGAGGATTGGCACACGACGGTGGGCGGGAAGTCTCCGGAGATCCTGAACAAGATGATCGCCGGCGGGTCGAAGGCGCTTTTTCAGGGGTTGGCTGCTGGTTTGGCTGCGGCGTTTCCCCCGTTCGCTCCGCTGATTGTGGCTGCCGGAGTTTTCCTCGGTGAGGCGATCGGCGCCAGTCTGCAGGACAAGCTGTTCGCGTGGCAGGAGTTCTCGGACAGTGTCCGCAAGGAAGCGCATGGCCGGTTCGCATACCGGGACCAGGTCGGCTCCGGTGACGCCTGGACCCTCAGCGCGTGGCAGCAGGGCTTCCAGATGCTCCGCAATGGGGCAGGGAAGGCCGCTGTCGAGTTCGATGGCGGTGCTGCGCTCGCTTATCAGTGGGGGCGAGATTTCCGGGCTGGTGACCAGCAGGGGGTCGTCCTCGACGGGGTGGTGTTCGCCACCTACGTCAGTGAGGTGAATGTGTCATGGTCGCCGGAGAAGGGGTGGAGACAGTCCATCAAGCTGGGGGATCCGACGGCGCGTGAATCGGTGGCAGCTCTGCAGCAGCGGTCGGCACGGGCGATCAAGAACCGGGTGGACAGGCTTCTGTCCTTTGTCCAGTAAGAGAGGTGCAGGTCAATGACTGATTTCGAGCGGCAGTGTTTCCCCTATGAGGTGTTCCCTGATGATGGGAATGTGCGGTCGTGGTTGTTCTTCAACGTGCCGGGGACGGCCCGGTTCGGGATCGAGATGGCGTCGGCGCTGGCGGATCATCTCGAGTCGCTGGGTGTGGATCTGACGCCGGGGAGGGTGAAGCCTCCGGAGAAGAAGTACGACGCGGTCGGGTCGAGTGGTGGGCCGTGGGAGACGGGTATGTGGATCGACTGGGACGATGAGCGAGCCCCGGTCACCGCCACTGCACCGGACAAGGATGTGACGGCGATGGACGCTGCGGAGCGTGCGGAGCTGCGTGCGGCGCTGGATGCTGCGGAGGATGCGGAGAGGGGGCGGTCCTGATGGGTGTTCTAGTTGATCCGTCGCGGGTGCCGAAGGATCCGTCCGGGGGGAAGGGGATCCTGTCGGAGATTCAGGATGGTGCCGGAGGATTGGGGGATGCTCTCGGGGCGGGCTTCAATGGCCTTGTCGGGGGGATCGGTGGGGCGATTCTGAACGGGCTAGGCGGTGTTCTCGGCGGGGGATTGTTCGCCCCGGTTGAGGAGGCCGCGGAGGAGATCAAGAACGGGCAGGACTCGATTAAGGATGAACTCGAGCTGCTGTGGGGCGTGAGCGGATACTGCTTCAGCTACATGAGCCGCAACGTGAACGTGGAGTGGTCGGGGAACAACTGGCGGACGCTCCCGTTCGACACACAGTTGGGTCCGTCGAAGGAAGCGTCCGTGCAGGACGGGAAGCTGACGCTGACCGGCAAGGGATTGTGGCTCGTCATGATGAAGGGGAGTGTCCGGCCGACGAACTACGGTGGTTCGACGCTGCTGCAGAGCTCCACGAAGATCCGCCGGCCTAACGGTGAACTGTGGCACGAGTCTGTGGCTTACTCCGGGTCGGGTGGTTCCGGCGGCATCATCGGCAACCAGACCGCTGGGGGGATCCTCGATGTTTTCCCCGTCGTCGTGGCGGATGAAGGATGCACTATCGAGACCGAGGCCTACAGCGGGGCGTGGCGTTGGTGGGACGGGGGATACCGGAAGTCCATGTTGGCGGCGATCCGGTTCTCAACTGACACAGAGAATCTCGGTGACGCTGATGTGCCCGATGAAGAGAAGCCGAATTAGGAGGTCAAGAGATGACTGTGGTGAGTGGCAGTATTGCTGCTGTTGATATGGCCCCGACTGACGGGACTCTGACTGCGTGGTCGGAGCGGCTTCGCCCGGGCGGCACGGTGATGGTCACCAGTGAGCGCCGGCAGGTTCCGATCGTCGGTGGGGAGTTCTCTGTCGACCTGATTCCTGGCCCTACCGAGATGGTCATTTCGGCGGCTGGGATTAACCATCCCTTGTCAGTGACGGTGCCGTCGGATGTTGATTCGGCGGATTTCCAGGATCTTGTGGGGGCGGAGTTCGTCTGGGAGCCGGAAGTGATTCAGGCTGCTCAGCAGGCTGCTGCGGAGTCGCGGAAGCAGGCTGAGGCGTCGAAGCGGTTCCGTGATGAGGCGGAGGGCTTGTATGGGGATCTGGATGCGGTGAGGTCGGCGCGGTCGGATGCTCAGGCTGCGGCTGGTGCGTCGTCTGATTCTGCTGGTGAGTCTGCAGGGTCTGCTGGTGCGGCTGGCGAGTATGCTGCGGCTGCGGAGGCGTCGGCTGGTGCTGCATCCTCGTCGGAGGATGCTGCTGCTACGTCGGCGGAGGAGTCGGCGGAGTCCGCGTCGGCTGCATCCTCGTCGGAGGATGCTGCTGCTGGTTCTGCGTCGAATGCTGCCGAGTCTGCGGGGGCTGCTGCGGCGGATCGGGAGCAGACCGGGAAGGATCGGGTGCAGACCGGTGAGGATGTGAAGGGGTCTGCGGGGGAGCGTGAGCGTGCGGAGTCTGCGGCGGATGCTGCGGAGGCGTCGGCTGGTGCTGCGGCGTCGTCGGCATCGTCGGCGGATAAGACTGTGCGGGATGCTGTCGCGGAGGTGACGGCGACGACGAAGGGGCATGCGGATCGGGCGGATGCTGCTGCGGAGCGTGCGAAGGGTTCGCAGTCGGCGGCGAAGGGTTCGGCGGATGCTGCTGCGGAGTCGGCTCAGGCGGCGGCGGAGATTGCCCTGGGTGATCTGCCGGGCGCGACGGTGGACACGCGGGGTCTGATTGTGCTGGCTGGTGATTTGGCTGGGCCGGCGGATGCGCCGTGTGTGCCGGGGCTGATGCTGTCGGCGCCGGGTGCGTCGTTGTCTCTGCGGCCGGGTGGTGAGGGGTGGTCGAATGCGAGGAACATTTCGGCTGCTCGTGGTGAGGCTGCGGCCCGGTGGGTGTTCGATGGTGAGTGGCTGAAGCCCCCCGCGTGGCTCGGGCGGGTGTATGTGACGGTGGACTGGTGTGGGCGCACGCCGGTGATGCTGCGGGGTGAGCGGCCGGACGGGTCGGCAGTGACGATCTCCACGGTGGAGGGGTCGGAGCCGGAGATGCACCGGCAGATCACCAGTGTGGTGGACCTGGGCGAGTATCCGCGCCTGGCGGTGGCTGCGACGTGGACTGCCGAGGATGTGGATGCGGGGTGCCTGGTGTCGCTGCTGGTGCGGCCGATGCCCGCGCACAAGCACACCATGGGCGACCTGTCGGATTGGCCGCAGGTGGACTCCACTCTCGTGAAGCAGGACGATGATCGCCTGTCGGACAGCCGGAATCCCCTGTCGCACCGGCACAAGATGACTGACATCACCGGGCTGGATGATGAACTGAACAGCCTTTCGGATGGTGTTCAGGCGGCTCGTGACCATGCGGATTCCCTTCTCGTCATGGTCGATTCTGAGGATAATGTCGGCGATGAGTCGGGTGTGCTGTACCTCGTCGCGGAGGAGGATCAGTAGTCGTGCTGGTGATGAATGGCCGGAAGGTCGGGAAGATGGTGTTCGGGGGTCGTGAGGTGGCGTCTGCGTGGTGGGATGGTGAGTGCGTGTGGCGGAATACTCCGGTCGTGAAAATCACGAACGGGGAGGGGGTAGGTGATTACCCGTGTCAGGAGCTCATGGATGCTCTTGCGGAGTTCGGTTTGGATTATAAGACGGTGGAGGTTCTGCCGTTCCGCCTGGACACGTCGCAGGTCACGACCATGAGGTCGATGTTCTACGGTTGCTCGTCGCTGGTGGAAGTGCCCGCCATGGACACGTCGCAGGTCACGACCATGAGGTCGATGTTCTACGGTTGCTCGTCGCTGGTGGAAGTGCCCGCCATGGACACGTCGCAGGTCACGACCATGAGGTCGATGTTCTACGGTTGCTCGTCGCTGGTGGAAGTGCCCGCCATGGACGGGCGAAACCTTTATTCCAGCAATTCCACTAACTCAAGCGGCGTCGCCTACGCTTTCTCCGGCACGACATCGCTCCGTGACGGGCACGCGCACATCACCGTGAAAAAGGGATTCATATACCCGTCAAAATCCTTCGTCTTCCCGAATTCCGGTTTGACTGTCGCCCCGTTCTTCGATGAGGACGGGAACCCCGTCTAGACAGCAGAAACCCCCAACCACCGTGATGGTTGGGGGTTCAGTGTGCAGCGCGGTGGCTGCTACTCGCCCTCACCGGCACCGTTGAAGACGGTGGCGAGAGCGTTGACCAGGCCGGTGATGCCCTCCTGCAGCAGGGAGACGACGGAGGAGAAGAAGTCGGAGATGGAGTCGATCATGGAGATGATCCTTTCGTGAAAGTGTCGTGACACGGGTCCGTGCCATCGGGGGACGATTGTACGCGTTCGGACAGCAAATAGTTAATTAGCACTAATGAAGCCCCCTGACTATCACCCCCAACCCCAGCGACGAAAAAGGGGTAGCACCAGCGGTACTGCCCCAGTCCCGTGAAAGGATGCGCTCTCCCAGCGCATAGACAGCCCTGATCGAAGAAGCCATCTACAACAAACATACCCCACAAAAACGATAGGAGGAAACCATGGTCAGGCAATGGCCCTTACCAGAGGGGACTTTCACGATCAGCAGCAGATTTGAGGGGCGTACCAATCCGGTCACCGGAGCCGCCGAGCACCACAGCGGCACTGACCTTGCCGCCGCCGATGGGACGCCGTTCTTCGCCTGTGCGGGTGGCACGATCAAGTACCTCGGCTCTGCGTCCGGCTACGGGCACTGGGTGGTCATCGATCACCCGGACAGCGAGGGCGGCGGGTGCAGCGAGTACGGCCACATGTGGTCCGATCTGCCCGGGCTCTCAGTAGGTGACTGGGTGGACGCCGGCCAGCTCATCGGCCACGTCGGGGCGAACGGGCAGGCAACCGGGCCGCACCTACACCTGACGGTGTGGCAGCGGGAGTACGGCGGGACGAGGGTGGACCCGGAGACGTGGCTGTCCGGGTGCCCGTACCCGCCGGTAGGTGGTGGACCTGCCACCGGCCCGGCGCCAGAAGGAGGATCCGTGAGCACCCTGTTCGGCATTGACGTGTCAGAGTTTCAGGCCGGCTTGAACCTCGCAGGCTCCGGAATGGACTTCGTCATCATCCGCCTCGCCTACGGTGATTCCCACCCCGATGATTGCGCCGTGTCCCACACCGAGGACTGGGCGACCACCGGCAAGCCCCTGTCCTTCTACCACTACCTCACCCCGTGGGATGACCTCGGGGCGCAGGCGGACCTCGTGAAGTCACAGTGGGACGCGTGCGGGCGTCGCGGTGGCGTGTGGATCGACGTGGAGGAGCCGGGCATCACCCGCGCCCAGGTCGTGGGTTTCCGCGACGCGCTGCGTGCCCGCGGCGTCCTCGTCATCGGCTCGTACTCCCGGGCGAACTTCTGGGAGAACCTGCCGGGTGGGGAACCGTCGGCTGAGGAGGGTGGCGGCGCCATCTGGGTCAGCCACTACGGCGACCAGCCGACCGGGCCGATCCAGCAGGCGTACCCCGGCGACGGCGGGTCCCCGTGGTCCTACCCGCTGGGTGACCGGCTCCCGGACATCTGGCAATTCACAGACCGCGTCACCGTCCCCGGCTGGTCTGCCGGGGTGGATGGCAACGCATTCCGCGGCTCGGAGGCCAGTCTCCGTGCCCTGTTCACCGGCGGCACGGCCGCCACATCCGAGGAGGATGACATGTTCACTGATGATGACCGAGCAGCACTGCTGGATTGCCGTGCGATGCTGCAGACCCTCTGCGCCCAGGACATGGGCGACGCCAACATCGCCGGGCCGTACGGCGGGTGGCCGCAGACCGGCGGCCGGACCCGCACCGACACTCTCGCCGCAATCGCCGCGAAGCTCGGCGTCCCCGGCACCACCGACACCAAGGAGAAGTGAGCATGTCCGAGAAGAAGACCCAGTTCAAGTCCTCGTGGTGGATCCGCCGCGCTGCTTACCTCGTCATCGGCGTGGCGGGTCTCATCGCCGCCGGCTTCGGCCTGATCGATGAGGGGCAGCTCGACGCGCTCACGGCCTCACCGCTGCTAGCCACCGTCGTCGGCTTCATCGCCGCCGCGTTCACCCACCAGGGATCCGACTCGACCGTCACCGCGACGGATGTGGCGAAGGCCGCCGCCGCTGGAGCGCAGGCCACCGCCCAGGCAGAGGTCACCGACCGGGTGCAATCTGCCATCGACGCAGCTATCTCGACCCTGCCGACCGCTGACCCGGCGAAGATCGCTGATGCGGTTCTCGCGGCGATCCGTGCGGAGGAGCGCGGGGAGCACGACACCGCCGCTGGCGCAGCCGCCTCCGCCGAGGCCACCACTGACTACGTGTACGGGCGGTGAGGCTGGTGCCCATCGATCATCTACCCCGCCCACTGCGTGGCCCTGCCGAGCGGGTTCGAGACGCCTTACTGACTGATGCGACCGCACTGGTGATCCTCGGTGTGGGCATGATCGCCCGCGGCATCAGCTATTCGGATGTGGCAGGCCCCGGCCCGTCGGGACATCCGGCAGAGGGGTGGCTGTCGATGGGCACCTGGGCGATCGTATGGGTCGCCGTCGGCGTCCTCTGCCTCGCCATCGCTCCCTGGCACCGCACAGTCACCGCCGCCATCTCCGTCGGCGCCGGCGTGGGCCTCCACCTCCTGTGGGGCCTGAGCTTCCTCTGGCAGTCCATCGAGGAACACAGCCGGACATGGGTGTCGTCAATCGGCTACTTCATGATCGTGGCCCTCGTGTCCTGGGCTGTGTGGCGCGGGTCCCGCATCGAGATCAGAGTGCGGGAGGCGCCGCATGATTGATGGCTCAGTAGTGCTGACATTCATGGGTGGCCTGGCGGGGTCTCTGGCACTGGTGCTGGTCGCACGGGTGAAGCTCACCGGCGATCGGGACGCTGCCCGCGGCCCGGACTGGCAGGCCTACGCCGACGGTCAGCGCAAGGACCTCGAGATGTTGAAGGCGGAGATGAAGGAGGTCCGTGGTGAGGTGAAGACCCTGCGCTCGGAGCTGGGGACGGTGAAGTCGAAGTTCGTGGCTGCGGTGCAGCATATTCACGCGTGGCGTCGTGCTGTGCCGGATGCGTCGAAGTGGCCGCGTACGCCGCCGGAGCTGGCGGATGATCTGCCGGAGAATCCTGGCCTGTAGTATCCGTGGTGTGGGTTGAGCGCCGCGGGGTCCCTTCGCCGGGTCGCCCCAGTCGTGTGTCGCTCCCCACCGGGCCCCCATCATCTTCGGACGGTGGGGGCGCTCGCGAGTGCGCTTAATCTCAGTCCCCGTTTCGGCGGGGATGCTCGGATGTTGTTGCCAACACTGGATTGCTCTCCCCATTCGCGTGGGGGTGGTTGCCCCGTCACCATCGTGGTGGCGGGGCCTTTTCTCATGCCCGGGGTCGGTCCGTTTGCCCATCTTTCGCCCATCTCACGCATGGCAGGCATGGCGTGAGCGGCGCATCTGGCGCGAGTGACGCGCCCCTGACCTGCGGCAACACCAACCCCCCAGGCCGCGTACACTCGCCACCATGATTCTCATCAACGTCCGTTTCCGTCCGCTGCCCGAGTACCTGGAGAACTTCCGTGAGGTCGTCACCGATTTCACCGATGCGGCCCGTGCCGAGGACGGCTGCCTGTTCTTCCAGTGGTACCGGAACACCGACGACCCCGAGGAGTACCTGCTCATCGAGGCGTACAAGGACGGCACCGATGTCGCCCACGTCCAGTCCGACCACTTCAAGGCCGCCTGCGAGATGTTCCCGAAGATCCTGCGTGAGACCCCGCAGATCATCAACGACCACATCGACGGCAAGGCCGAGTGGGACCGGATGGCAGAGTTCTCGGTCGATTAGCCGGCCACAACCATGACCGTCAGCGTCTGCGACCTGTTCAGTATCGGAGTGGGCCCGTCGAGTTCCCACACGGTGGGTCCGATGCGGGCCGGTGCGGCCTTCGCCGCGATGCTGCACGCCCGCCGCGCGGTGTCCGGCGCCCCGGAGCAGGACGCCACCACCGGCTCCGGCACCCTCGCCGACGGGGCGGTGACCCGGGGGACCGGGATCACCGTGATCCTGTACGGTTCCCTCGCCGCGACGGGGGTCGGGCACGGCACCCTGGGGGCCTGTCTGGCGGGCCTGGACGGGGCGGACCCCACCACCGTCGACCCCGACGGGATGGC